CGCTACGGTGCCGCACGTTCCATCGTCATCGACGAAGACAACCGCATCCTTGCTGGTAACGGCACCATCGAAGGCGCTAAAGCCGCGGGCATCAAAAATGTCCGCATCATCGAAACCGATGGCCAAGAGGTCATCGCCGTCCGCCGCACTGGCCTCTCCGAAGACGAGAAAATCGGCCTTGCACTAGCTGATAACCGCACTAGCGACCTCTCCGAATGGGATCAGGAGATGCTCCGCCGCCTCTCCGAAGAGCACGACATCTCACCCTGGTTCGAGCAAGATGACCTCGACGAACTCCTTGCCGTAACCGAAGTCCTACCCGAAGAAGGCAAGACCGACCCAGACGAGGTGCCAGAGGCACCCGAGCAACCCATCACCAAACCAGGTGACCTCTGGTTCCTCGGTAAACACCGTCTCCTCTGCGGTGACTCCACCAACCTCCAGCACGTCGAACGCTTGATGGATGGGCAGAAAGCAGACATGGTCTTCACTGACCCGCCTTATGGGATGAAGCTCGACACCGATTACTCAAAAATGGGCGATGGTGGCAAAACCCACAAGGCTGTAATTGCCGATGATGAGCAATATGACGCGGGCTTTCTCCTTTCAACTTTTGCCTATTGCAAAGAGATCTTTCTTTGGGGCGCTGATTACTACGTTGAAACGTTGCGCCGCGAATATCCCAACCTTGGTAGTTGGATTATTTGGGACAAATACAGCGACGAACAGCGCCAAGGTTTGCTAGATGGCAGATTTGGCAGCGCCTTTGAGACCTGCTGGTCTAAGACTCAGCACAAGCGTGAGTTGGCAAGAGTCTTGGTAACCACCAACTACACCGCAAGAGGTGATGAGACCCGCGTGCATCCAACTCAAAAGCCCGTCGCTTTGGCTGAGTGGTTCTTTGACCGTTGGGGCAAGTCCGGCGATCTTGTCGTTGATCTTTACGGCGGCTCAGGCTCCACCCTCATCGCCTGTGAGAAAACCTCCCGCCACTGCCGAATGATGGAACTCGACCCCGCTTACGTTGATTGCATCGTCAAACGCTGGGAAGACTTCACTGGCAACACCGCCATCTGCCACCCAGCAGACTCTCACTTCGAGCAACAGGAGGCTGATTTCTGATGGGCCGCAAGTCCACCGCTGCTGAAAAGGACTACCGCGTCAACCGCGTGGCACGCCTCCTGAGCAACGGTGCCGTGCGCTCGGAGATTAGTCAGTATGTGGCGTCCGAATGGGGGTGCAGTCTTAGGCAGGCTGATCGGTACATCGCAGAAGCTCGCGAGATTCTTAAGGCTGACTGGGACATAGACCGCCGTACCTTTACGGCAGAGCTACTTTCCCAGCTGGCGACTCTGCAGAAGGAAGCACGCAAGAGCAACCAACCACACGTTGCACTGGGCTGCATTAATACCGCTGCCAAGATCGCTCAGCTGTTTTCGTGAGCATCCTTGACCTATGCGCTGGTGGCAAAGTTTTAGAGCCGCCGTTTTTTCAGGCTTCCGAACGTGACTGGTCGTCTTTTGCAGATCAGCTCTATGACTCCCTGACTGAACCACAGCGCCAGGTTTGGGATAGCCCGGAACGATTTAAGCTTCTCTGTTCAGGTAGACGTTTTGGCAAGACCTACCTCTGCATTGCACGGCTTGTTGCTTGGGCGATTGAAAACCCAGGGACACTGAACTGGTACTGCACGCAAAATTACAAGTCAGCCAAGCAAATTGCCTGGCGGCAACTCAGGGAAATGATCCCCGTAGAGATGTTTGCCAAAAAGAACGAGGCCGAACTCTCCGTTGAGCTGACCAATGGCAGCCGCATTCAACTCAAGGGTGCAGAGAACGCCGACAGCCTGCGTGGCGTGAGCCTTAGCAGCCTGATCGTTGATGAGGCCGCCTACGTCAAGCAAGAGGCATGGGAGATGGTGCTACGCCCTGCACTCTCCGATCAAGGCGGCCCCGCTTGGTTTATCACCACGCCAGCAGGCCTGAACTGGTTCCACGATCTGTGGGAACAGGCGCAGGAACAAGACGACTGGCAGACTTTTAGCTTCACCACTATCGAAGGTGGCAATGTCCACCCAGAAGAGGTGGCCGCGGCCAAGCGCACACTCGACGATCGCACATTCCGCCAGGAATACCTAGCCTCTTTCGAGACGCTTTCGGGTCGTGTCTACCCCGACTTCAGCGACGACAACATCTCAGCAGAAGTCAAAGACATCGGCGGAGAAATCTACTGGGGAACTGACTTTAACGTTGGTGTCATGGCTGGCGTTCTGGGCAGTCGTGTCGGTGACACTCTGCATGTCTGGGATGAGATCACTGTGAAGCAGTCAAACACCGATGAGGTGTGCGCCATGCTCAAGGCAAGATTCCCCGGTCGCCATATCGTCGCCTACCCAGACCCGACAGGATCAGCGCGTAAGACCAGCGCAGCAGGTGAAACGGACCACGGCATCATCCGCCGCTATGGCTTCCAGTGCATCAGCCCCAAGCATCCTTGGGCCGTAAAAGACAAGATCAATAGCACCAACTGGATGGTGAAGACGGCTGACGGTCAGATCCGTCTATTTATCCATCCGCGTTGTAAGCACACGATCAAGGCGCTCAAGAACGTCACGTACAAAGAAGGCACCCAGGATTACGTGATCGACAAGTCGGCAGGTATCGAGCACTGGACTGATGGCCTTGGCTACCTGATCCTTGGCGCGTTCAACCAAGTGAAGCCATGGCAGACAGCAAGCGGTGATCGCGCTCAGATCCAAAGGCGCATCAGCGAGAAAAGCAAGATGCTTGGCAGGCGCAGATTGCGCTAGCCATTAAGCAGCATGTCGCCAACCATCTCCTTGAGTGCTTCAGTTTGAAGCATCAAGATGAGGGCGCTCCCATCAAGCCCGCTCTAGCTTGCCAGCTTTTTTCTGCTCCTGCAATCGTTTGATCCAACCGCCAAGCATGGCGCCCACTTCGCCCACTAACGCTTGGGCGGTTTCCAGTTGATGCTCGGTGATCAGTTTGCGCTTGTGATGCACCATGAAGCGCAGCAGAAGCCTGAGCTGTCCAAGGCTGCCGTCGAGGACGTAGCAGCGGCTGAGCTGGCTGGCTTTGATGGCGTCGTTAAGGTGCTGGGCCACCAGAAAGAGCTGCCGAATGAGCAGCTCCCGAAAGGTGCCATGTTTGCGGGGGATCGTTTGCGCGAGCGGGTAGAGGTAGTCGATCACCCGCTCGTACTTCTCCACCATGTAAAGGCCATGAGCCTCCTTAGAGGGATCCGCAGAGGCTCGCTTGCTGGTCATAGAGCTCGGCCCTGTCGGGCCTCCTATGCAAGTATCAGGTGCCCGGCCACAAAGCGAGACCCAAAGTTGAAGTTGGAGTTCCAAGGAGGGCTGACCCAGAAGGCACAACGTGAACCGGAAAGGGATCCGTCGGCCCAGGTGCCCCCCAGGCGGAGGGCGCGGGTTGGCGAGCCATAGACATCGCCGCGCCCCTCAGTTACGCCGGTCTGCCATCCCGTCGGGGGATCGGACGTACAGGTCTCCTGCGCCCACTGCCAAAGCGTCCCTGTCGCCTGCGCCAGGCCAAACAGACTCACCCGCTCCCACTGCACTGTGCCGGGATCAGTACCGCGAGAACCAGCCTCAGGCGCACCGTAGGCAGCCGCTGAGAATTGGTCGTAGGTAGGCAGCTTCTTCCCAAAGCTCCTGGCCATCTCAGACGCTTCATACCAGGTGAAGCTGCCGTATGTGGTGCTGCCATTGCCTCCAAACTGCGCTGGCACCAACGGTGCGCTGCTGCCATCTGCAATCGTCAGGCCGATCTTGCTGCTGGGAACCGCGGAAAAGGTGCTGCCGGCATAACTGGTGGCGCCCGTTAGGTAGAGATCAATCCAGTAGCCGCCTTCGATGCAGGCCATGCCACGCGGATCGGGGCAGCTTGGCCGGTAAGTGAGATCCCACAGGCTGTATTCCAACACCTCTGCGGCTGTTGTTGGGCTGCCCTCGTTGAATGCTGTGGGGCGACCACTTGGGATGTAATGGAAGCCACCAACGATGCTGCCACCTGTGGCACCCGCTGGAGCTGTCGTGAAACTCGCATCAGCCACTAATGCACCAGTGGTTGGGTTTTGCCAAATGGCGTAGTCGGTGTTATTGGTAAAACTACCCGGCATGGCCACTGCCGTAGCGGTGTTATACGCAACGCCATTCAAGACAGAACCAGCAATAATACTTACTGTGGTTGCAGCAGTCTTGTAGAACAATGAACCGCGATGTAAAACAGGGCGGCGGTTGAAATAACCTATGGCGCTAGCAAGAACACGGAAGCCATCAAAGGTCAGGTCGGTGGAGCCGCCGAAGCCGCCGTTGTCGTTGTACTGGATTTGGGTGTTTGAACCGGCGACTGGATCGACGCTGGTGCCGGTTAGGACCAGGGTGCCAGTGCTGGCTTGGATGCGGCCGACGTAGGCAATGATTTGGCGGTAGCCGCTAGTCGGTTTGACGTTGGTTAGGCCGCCGCCGTTTGCGACGTACAGCGGGTCGTTGGTGCTCCAGTTGGGGGTGGCGGTGTCGAAATTGAAGATTTCACCGAGGATGACGCCGTTGCCTTCGCCGTTGATTGCGAGGGTGGTTTCCAGCACGCCCACTGCTGGTCCTTTGGCCGGGTCGGAACTATCAGCTTTCTGAACCTCTACGCGGTCGCTGGCGCCAACTGTGCCAGTGATATAGAAGGGGGTGCCGGCATCAAGTTGCACCGTGTCGGTATTCTTGATGTGGATGTAGACGCTGCCGGCCAGGTTGCCGTGGATGTGGTCGGCAGTAAGAAGTGTGTTGACGGTGAGTTCGTTCAGCGTCAACGGGTCGGGTACACCGCCGCCACCGCCGGTGCCTACTTCGTCGAATGTTCCAGTGAAGGGGTTGAACTTAAAGGCCATGGCTTATACCTTCGCGACTTTGAGAAGGTTATTAGAGCCGTCGTAGGTCAGGTCGAGGGTGGCTACTGTGTTGCCGCCGCTGTAGGTGTCGGTGCCACCGTCCCAGGTGCCGCCGTATTTGTAGACGACGCCGGTTAGGTTGCTGCCTGTGTAGCTCAGCTCGATGTAGTCGTGCCGGGGTACTTCTAGGCCTTCAAGGACTGAGTGGGAGTAGGTGCCGTCCGGGTTCAGCACCATGCCACTTACGGTATGGGATGTCACGGGCATGATAATGCGGTGCCGGCAACTGCTTTTGTTTAGTCTAGCCCCCTTTAATCGTCGTCGTCCTCTTCGTCGTCTGGGTCTTCAATAGGTACCAGGACTTCGATTCCTTGGGCGATCTTTTTGATGAAGTCGCCCAGGATTTCCGGGTTTTGCGGTGTTTTAAATACGAATGTTGCCGTGGTTAGGCCGTCTTCCGCGTCGATGTCGATGTGAACGCAGCCGCCGCTCACTGTTTGGATCATTTCTTCTTTTTCTTTTTGGCGGTTTTGGCGGATTCCTTGAAGTCCTTGGCGGTGGGGGCGCCTTTAGATCCAGGTGTGCGCATCTTTTCGCCGCTGCCGGCGGCGATGCGCTTCCGCTTAGCGTTGATATTTGCGTAAAGGCCTTTTTTCGGCATTATTTACCGCCCTTTTTGACCTTTTTACCCGATTTCGTGGTCCCCTTTTTCATGCTCATGATGTGCCAGCAGAAGGTGCCTACCACACACGATAGTTGGTTTTCCCCAGAGTTTCTGGTTTGGCAAGGTTGAAAGTTTGTAGGCACATGTAGCCGAGAGCGTCAAAAGCGTGATCCACGCCCAGGTTTTTGTTGGGGAGGCCGGTGTTGGGTGCATAGGTCAGGGTGCGGAGGGATTTGATTAGTTCTTTGCAGCGGGGGTGGATGAAGAGGCGGCGGGTTCCAGTCGCATCGAGGAGGGCGGTGTTGACACAGGTGATTTTGTCGCGGATTTTCCAGGGGTGGCGGGGGCTGGAGACGGTGAAGCCCGATTTGCGCAGGATGCTGTGGTCGGTGGCGCCAACGCCGGCGGTTTTGCGGGCGCCGCCTGTGGGGTCGGGGCAGGCAATAATTCGGCGCTCCACGCCGTAGCGGGTTTGGATTTCTTCGCACAGGTCCCAGGTGGTGGCGCCGCCGGTCATGATGATTTCGTCGAAGACCCAGAGCACGTCGCCTTTTTTCACTGCGCAGACGGCAGACATCGGGTCCACGTTGAAGTCCACTCCAATCAGGAGGGGTAGGACGGGGAGGTCTTGGACTTCTTTATTGATGTTGTCGTCCGAGAAGCTGATGGCGACTAGGCCGGAAAGGTTTTCGAAGCTGGCTTCGAATTCTTGGCGGAAGGTGCGGGCGTCGAGTTGGCCGCGGGCGGCTTCGATTTCGTCAGCGGGGACGTTATCGCCCTCGATCGTCGTGAATTGCCAGCGTTTCCAGTCGTCGTCGCCTTCTTCTGCGTAACACCAGAGGTCGTAAAACCAGCTGGCCGTGCCATCCGGGGTGGAAATGAAGAGTGCCCAGCCCTGTTTGTCCGCGAGGGCCGGGCGGATTACCTCGAACCAGACCTCGGGGGACATGAAGGCCGCTTCGTCGAGGACTACGCCGGCCAAACTGCGGCCGCGGAGGGCCATTGCGTTTTCTGTGCCCTTTAATTCGATGGTGGAGCCGTTTACAAGCTCGATTTTTAGGTCGGTTTCGTTTTTTGCCTTGATCCAGGCCTTGGGGACTAGCTTTTTCATTACTTTCCAAGCGATATCTTTTGCCATCCGGTAGGTCGGGGCGGCGTAAAAGAAGGTTTCGCCGGGGCGTTCGATTGCTCCACGCAGCAATTCGATGCAGGAGAGGTAGCTTTTGCCGAAGCGGCGGCCTGCAACCAGCACTCGGAAGCGTTTTCGGCTGCTAAATACTTGCCCCTGCGCGTATCGGAGGTTGAGTGTTCCAGCCGAATCGGCCATTTATATGTAAGTGGGTACTTTCTAGGGTAGTACAGAAAAAGAACCCCTGCCCCCTGTGTGTAAGGGTAGAGAAAAATGAGGATTTGTCAGTAGGTTCCCTAGGCGGTGTCCCAGGCGCGGCAATCCTGGACGCTACCCCCTCGGTAGTGCGGTTGTACTGCCGGGCCGGCCCGGCCGCTACCGAGCGGCGGCCAGGCGGCGGCGTACGGTGGTGCGGCTCACTCCTAGGTGGTCAGCGATGGCCTGCTGCGTCCAGCCTTCAGCGCGCAGGCGGAGCGCTGTAGCAGTCTGCTGGCAGTGGGTGACGGTGACGACTGCGCCAGTGGTGGCGATCACTTCGGCCAGTGGTGCCGGTGCCGGTGCCGGTGCCGGCACCGGTGCTGCTGCGGTGCCGGTGGTGGGGCGGGTCGGCCAGTGGGCAGCGAGCCAGTCGTTGGTTGTGTGGACGGTGCGGCCGAGCCAGTAGCCGGCCTCATAGGTGAGGATCGCCAGCGTGATCAGCAGAGCGACGGTGGGCGCCAAGCGGCGTGCCAGAGATTCGAGGTGGTGGGCCATGGGTGGGCTCCTGTGTGTTCTGTGTGATTCTAGAGCATCGGCTCAGCGGCCGCGAAGCTTGAGTTTACATTCAGTCACATTCTGGCCAGCAGCTACGCATCGGCGCTCGAGCTGGACGGTTTGAGACTCAAGCACAATGCAGGAGCCGACTAGGAAGACGGCAGCAGCAGCTCCAAATATTTGGGCTTGGCGGAAGGTGGGGGTCATCGCTTGGTTTGCGTTGTTGACTTACACACTATACAGGATCACGCGGCAAACCGCGAGCGGCTAGCCGTTGCGTTTGTCGTCGATCGTAATATTCAGCTGCGGTGCAGCCTGAGCCAACTGCTCCGGTGCAGCCTCCCCGATCACCGCGCCCATGTCTTTCAGCAGCATCGCGACAGTCTGCAGCTGGCCTTTGCGCAGTGCCTTTGTGACCGTAGCTAGGCGCAGTGCCTGTATTTGGTTCAGCAAGTCCTGTCGCGTTGCGCTCTGTTCCTCCCGTAGGAGAATCATTGCCTTTGCGTAGTCATCGTGAGCTGTCCGTACGGACGTATTGAACCGCGTGGCAAGCTTTTCAGCGATCTGCCTACGGGTTCCACCGTCCAGGATGTAGGAATAGGCGGCGTTTACCCTCTCATCAATCCGCACCTGTTCTCCCTTACCACCACGCCAGCGCTTACTTTCATCGTTCGCCACGGTGGTAGGCTTCTTTACTTCTTGCCCTTCCGATTCCGCCACGGTTAGTGTTGCCTACTGCTTGCCCTTAGTGTAATGTATCCACCCGCAAAAAAGCCCGGCAACTAGGCCGGGCCGTACGGTCAGCAGTTGCGCCAGTCAGACCTAACGCAGCCTTCGCAGCCGTTACGATCTGCCGGCGGCTGGCATCCTGTGGCAGTACCAGCTGATCACGCCGCACCCAGCTGTAGTTCGCTTCGCCACCGAACGTATCGGTCAGCTCAACATCCCAGACGGTGAGAGTGTTAGGCATCACTCAGAACCCTACCGCGTATGTGTCTGCGTCGATGCTGTGGCAAGTCAGGGCCTGCCACTCAACACCGGCCTTACTAGCCGCCCGAAGCGCTGCCGTTATGGGGCCTTCTTCGAACGTGGCAGACCCGCGCCACTTATTCTCGGAGTCACGCTTTATTGTGGCCAGCCAACGGGAACCGCGAGTGTTTGTGGGGCCTGAATAGCGCACCACTGCGCAGGCGCGGGAGCCGTCGACGTGTGAGCCAGTCCAATGGAATGTGTTCATGGTTTGAGCCTTAGGGTTGGGTCTCGTGTGTGAGTGTAGAACGGAAAACGGCAAGCCGTCAATAGCGATAATGCCAGCCAAGCATTCTGCAGACCCTTAGCCAGCTAGCGTCTGTGATCCAGCCAGGCCGATGCACAGACGCGGTAACGCCTAAGGCGTCCTCTCCAGCAAGGTCGCGCCAGAAGGGAGATAGCCAGAAATCAGACTGGGGATCAAGTGTGATCCACCTAGGCACAGAAGCGCCGTCACCTTCTGCGTAGCAGCCTGACAGCCGCTCACTAAGGTCGCGCAAGTCCCACTCGCTTTCCCAGTATTCGTCGCAAGGGCAGCCTCTCCAATCAAGCCAGCCTCGCTGATCTGCATCACCGTGCTCTGCTGATTCTTGCGTCACCGTCTCATACGTGACGCGAAAAGTGCCGAAGGCTTCTGCTGTTCGAATGATGGTCATTTTCCCTGGGTTTGGGTGCTCCGCCATTGTGCCGGACGCGCCAGCAGCTTTTGCCGCTGTGTTGTATCACTTAACAAATCGGCTGGCGGGGTTGCCCTTGGTTGTATTGTGTAAGGGTTCGCCCAAACCAAGGGAACATGTCCACACAATCCAGAAGCCTCAGGCTCGCTGACCAGCTAAGCGCCAGTCCTTACGCTTGGCCAGGAGGTTATCCGCTGTTTGGTGTGTTCAGCGATGGCGGTAGCTGCTGCCATCGTTGTGCCAAAACAGAACGGGAGAGAATCGGCACCACAACAGGCTCAGATGACTGGCAGCTTGTGGCTATCACCGTTAATTGGGAGGAAACTGAGCTGTTTTGCGACTGCTGCAGCGAGCGCATCGAGTCCGCCTACGCGGAGGAAAACTGATGGGCGGCGGACAATGGGAGACACAGCGAGAACGCAAACGCTCCAGGGAAGAGGAACGGGAGGCGAAGCGCCGCCTACAAATTGAATTTGCGGACAAGCTCTGGCTCGCACGAAATTACCCTTGCGACGACATGGTCCTGGCTTGGCTCAGTGAGAATCGCGCCGATGCCAGCAAAATAGGATCCAGCCGCTGGCACCTCGAGACTCTGCCCGAGCTGCACAAGCGGCAACAGCAGCTGCGCCAGGCAGCGGCATTTCAGGAGGTGCTGGATAGGGCTAAGTGCTCCACGCAAACACTCACAGCCGCACAAGTCTTATCGGAGGCACGCAGTGCCGACGATGGTGGTTTTCCACAGATTCCACAAGATAAGCCTGCGGAAACCAAAAAACGCCGCGCCAATGCCGGCAAAGCCCAGCCATCCCGCAAAGGAGCAAAAGCATGATCAGCCCCAGTGAGATGCAAGAACAGGGACTCAGAACGCGCCAGCGCAATCTTTTGTCTGCCGTCCGCAAGGTCGGCAGACGGATTCTGCCGACAGACTGCAAATCCTTTCAGTCAGCAAAAGGCCTCGAAAGGCGGGGGCTGGTAACACTCCAGCGCTTAGACCTGCCTGATCTGTTGGGCAGGCCTGTGTTTGTGATCGAGGCAACAGCGCCAGCCACAGAAGGCTAGGTATTTTTGCCTAGGTGGTGAGTCAGGGTGATCGGTAGCTCCACGCTATCGGTCACCTTTTCATACCTGTGAGTGAGACTCATAAGACTGACTATAGGACTCAGCATGTGTACCAGTGAGACTCAACATGTGTGCCAGGGCTAGCGCTTGCGTTTTAGGCCGGGTCTTGTGGTGCCGTCGGGTTCGTTGTCAGGTAGTACCAGCGATAAACCGTATAGGGCAACAAGAATGCCGGCGCAGATTAGTAGTGCTCCAGCCATCGCTATGAATGGCGAATTTCTTACACATTATGAATGGCGTTTTTGCCTATGAATGGCGTTTTTGCTTATGAATGGCGGTTTTGGAAGTAGACGCGGACGCGTTCCAGGAAATCGTCTTCGGCTTGTACCAGCTCGTCCTCGCTCATGTAGTGGACGTTGGGGGCACCGCAGCGGCGGGCGAGTACCACTGCTGCTCCAGTCGGAGAGAGGCCTGTGAGGTGCTTCAGGCCTAACGAGTAGGCACCGCACTGGGCAAGGTATGAATGGCCTTCTGGGAGGCGTTCCAGGCCGTTATGAATGGCCGTTTTACGGCCGACACTTGTCTTCCAGTCGGCTAGTACAAGCGTATTGTTCTTTAGTCCCACCAAGGCATCACAAGTGCCGGCAAAGCCGGCGGGGTGATGAATGGAAAATTCGGAGGCGAAAATCTCGGTGACGTTGTTGGTGATCCAGTCAGAGAGGCCGCGGGCGTAGCCGGAGGCGCTCCAGCCAACTGAGGGGACATTGGGGCGAACTTTTTTGAGTGCCCACTTTGTAATTGGGGTTGGGATACGCGCCAAGCCTTGGTTGTCCCAGTGAATGGCGTTTCGTTTGTTGGCTGTATTGCGGGCTAACTGTTGTGCGGTTTTGAGGAGATACTCAGCCTGTGAATGGGCGAGGTTGCCTCTTTTAGTTGCAATATCTCTTTGTTGCGAGGCCTCGGCCTCGCCGAGGCGGGCGACCCAGCGCTCCAGTCCTGTGGTGTCGCTGGTTTCTTTCAGGATGTGGGTGACTGAGTGGTAGACCGTGCCTTTTGAGTCTCGGTAGACGCGGAATGGGCCAGAGTTGTCTTGCTCCAGTCGCCATTTTCTTAGTGATGCTAAGGCGTCTTGAGTGTTAGAAGGCACTTGAATACACTTTCCCAGATTTATATTACCAGTAAAAAGGCCCCGTTGGGTGCGGGGCCGGTTGCTCAGGGTCAAATTATTTCAGGGTATTCGTGCTCACCGCAACCGTTATACGTATAAACAACTGGCCAATCTGCAATAAGTCTAAGTGAAGATTTGTGGCAGTTGTCTATACTCGGTTTTGGAGCGTAGCGAACACATTTCCCAGCTTCTTTAGAACTACTCTTAGAGTCTAAAGGAGCAAAAAACACACAGGTAGCGCAAGGTCCTATGCGTGCCATATCAAGCGGCCTTGAAGGGGTTGCCGCCGGTGAGGAGGCGGCTGATGTCGAAGCCTTCGGATTTGGCCTCCAGCCAGGCTGCGTCGATGTGCTCTTGGGCGCCTTTCTTGCGGGGTACAGGGCGCAAGGTGTACTCAGTCAGCAGGCCCGAGCCCTTTTTGCTCAGCTGGAAGTCGATCTCAAGCATGTTCTCGAAATCTTCCATTTGGGAGATCGAGTCAAGCTCTTTCATGATTGACTTCTGCGTGACGGAGAAGACCTGCACGCTGCCCGAGTCGTAGTTGTAGACCGGGACTGCCACTGCGAACTTCACGTCTGCGCTGCCGGGGCCGCCACGGCCTTCACGGGGCTCGAAATCGCCCATCTCGGCCTTGATGTCCACGTAGGTGGGCTCGTAGTCAAAGCGGAAGGGCTTGGACTGGCCTTCTGGTGAGGTGCCCCAGGACTCGTAGAACTCGAGGGGTTCTTCGCTGAGGAGTGCGAAGCGGACGCTGCCGCCGTCTGTCAGTTTTGATGGATTGAGATAGCCGCCGCCGGTGCCGCCGCTATTGACATTTGCTGATGCTTGCTTTGAGAGAAATCCCATTGTGAGAAGCGTGCTTGGTGTGGTCGCCCTAGGGCAACGGCTTACACACTAACACCATCTTGACGGGATGCCTACCATGGGAAAACGCCCCAGCTGCAAGGGTTCTGGGGCGACATGTCAATCCCGATAGGAGTCTAACGTGTCACAGAACAAGACACAAGAGCTGCTGGACTTTGTGCGCCAGCTGCCGGTTGGTTTTGCTTATGCACCCATCTATGCAAAGGGTACTGCGATCCAGTCTGGAAAGATTTCTAAGGGCAAAACTCCCCTAGAGCGCAGCCACCACACGGTCATGGCGCCGTCTGATGTGGCGCTCCAAATCGAGAGGAAGCCCGAGCTATTTCAGGCTGTTGGTGTTTTTACCGGGGCTCGCAGTTCTGGTCTCGTGATTCTTGATGTTGATCGCAACCTCTCCAAGCTGAAAAAGAAGTGGGGCGATTCACTTGATGGTGCTCCAGTTATTACTTCTACAAAGGCAAATGCTGCGAAGTATTTGTTTCTTGTTCCTGAGTATCTTTGGGGCTCTGTAAAGGGGTTCGGTCTATCTGATACAGGCGCAGGTTATGAAGTTCTCTGGGGTCGTCAGGGTCTTCTTTATGGTGCTTATCCGGGATCTAGTGATGGTAAAGCTCCGGAGGGTAGTTATGGCTTTGAGGGGGATATTGAGAATGTTCCAGTAGCCCCTGAATGGCTGTTGGCCGAGATGCGTGATGCAGCTGGCCGTGAAGTTCAGGACGGTGGTTTTATCAAAAACCGTAAGGCTTTGGATTTCTCGGATAGAGAGCCAGCGGAGGTTGCTGAAATTGTTCAGTCCGCTTTGCGCGTGATTCCAGGGCAAGGCGCTGGTAGCCGGGATCACTGGGTAAAGGTGGGCATGGCAATCCACTCGGAGCTTCCTACTGACCTTGGTCTGACTTTGTGGTCGGCGTGGTCTGCTGAGGATCCTGAGTACAGCCAAGAGTGGGCTAGTTCCAATCCTTGTGAAGAGGTTTGGAACAGTTTTCGGAAGGGGCCGGTAAGCCTTGGGACTCTGTTCTGGATGGCGGACCAGCAGCTGCCGGGGCGGTTGTGGCTTTCTGAGGATCTCAGGAAGGTTGTGGCGGATGCTGAGGCCGATAACGTCACACGCATTCGGCAAGTCGTAATCACTTACGCCGAGGTGATCAAGCGGGCTAAGGCGATTCAAGAGATCCAGAACCCGGCTGAGGCAGCTCACGCCATGAATGTCTTGGCTTTGGAGGCTGGATACCGTGACGCTGGAGCACTGGAGCGGCTGCTGATCGCTCAGATGCAGTTCGAGCATCAGGACGATGAAATGACTTTGAACCGTTTGCTTGAAAAAGATTTGAAGTTTGAGTATCTGATTCCGGATTTGCTGCCATGTCCTGGCACCGTGATGATTCACGGCGCTGGTGGTGATGGCAAATCCATGTCGGCATGGACGCTTGCCAAGCATGTGGCACGAGGAATGCCCTTCTCAGTGCGGGGTGATCTCGTTCCAGTTGAGGCGGGGCCTGTCTTGATCCTCAACGGCGATCAAAGCGAAGTGCAGGTTCAGCAGCAGCTTCGCGATCTGGAGTTTCGGCCTTCTGATCCAGTCACCGTTGTGATGGGTTGGGATCTCAACTGGTACTACCGCTTCACCAAGCTGATCGAGAAGCATCGCCCCAAGCTGGTGATCATCGACTCGATCACTGGTTGCAGCAGGGGATCGGCCTTTGATGAAAACAAAAAGGAATTTGCGAGTCCCATCTACTGGCTGGCAAACAACAATGGGCGCCTTTTCCCGGCCTGCACCATCCTGTTGATTCACCATGCCAACAAGACGGGCGGTTTCCGTGGCTCTACGGCCATCAGGGACGCTGTGGATGAGGTCTGGGGGCTTCGTAGGCCTTCGCCCCAGCAGGTGGCTCAGACAGGCTCCAATGCCCGTCTGATCACCGTTGAGAAGTCCAGGGCAGGGCGGGATGGCAGCAGGCTGCTCATGAAGCTCGAAAACGACCTCACCTTCTCCCTTACGGATTACGTCGATACGGACGCTGGAGACGCCAGCCCGGCCTCTGTAGTGGATCGGGTGCTCCAGCGCATTAGGGCGGCTTTCCCACGCTCTCTGACGCGGGCTGAGCTTGCTGCTGATCCGCTGTGTGGTGGCAGCACCTCCGGAATCACCAAAGCGACCCAGCGTTTGGTGTCTCGTGGGCTGATTCAGGTAGCTGAAACACGTCCCAGTAAAAAAGGCGGTTCTCCACTGCCTGCTTACCAAGCTTTGGTCTCGCGTGAAAAGCCCCTAAATACCTGTCCAGCTGGGACAAAACCCAGTCAGGGACTGGAAAGTACAGCTGGACAACCCTTTGAGGTGTCCAGCTCGTGTCCAGCTGGTTCCGAGCAGCTGGACACCCACCTGGACACAACACCCCCCTGTCCAGCTGTACTTCCCAGTGATACCAGTGGATCTGCCCCAGCTGGACACCTTTTGGAGGTATCCCCAAGGGAAGAGCGTTCTCCGGAGGCCTTGGACGCGCTCATGGAACAGGCAGCGGAGCTTTGGGACTGATGGGACACTTCCACACGCCTAACTTTTTCCTAGCGCTGCTTCGTGCAGGCGCCTGGCTGTTTTGGAGGAAACCCGTGGCCAAGTCCGAACCACCCACACCGAAGCGGCCCAGGCGGCCTGTGTTCTGTTACAACGTCGGCGACATCCCCTACGACCTCTTCGCCATCGTCCGCATCTCCTGGTACCGCAAGGGCATGCCTTACGAGATCGAGGAGTACCAGATCGATGAATGCGACGACGCGCTGGCTCAGTTCCAGTACGTGGTTGGGACCGCCCTCAAGCAGAACGCAGACGTGTCTGTGTTGACCCAGTACGAGCCCGAGGCGCTGGGGGTGAGGGAATGATTCCGCCAGTCGTGGTCTTTGGTCTGACGTGG